CCCCTGTGTAACGTGATGGCCGACCGTGCGGGAACTTGCGTCCCCACACGGCCGACACGTTACATTACTTGGTTAACCTAACCAAGTCCAAACCCACTCTGTACGAACCGAGTGGGGGTCGGTGTACATTCCAGGTTCCAGTTGCGCGTCGGCTATTGCTAGCCGATTAACGTACTGGTCCTGGATTGACCTGAGAGATCCTTTAGACAACTGCTTCCTAAGCAGTTCCCCCCAGTTAGGGGGGTGGTGCTTTTTAACTTTACACACCAACTTTAGGATCAGATGCTCGTAACGCTGGTAATCTTTATTCCAGCGTCGTTTAAAACGAGCATCGTTACTAGCGCTAAGCGAAGCCCGAATGGTCCCGGGAAGGGCCAAAGGGGTCCGAGGATACTGGTAACCAATAAAATTCTCGATGTAAGTAACAATCGAGTGGCTACTTTCGTATCCAAATTTTGCAATAATGTTATTGCAAAATTCTGCGGTAGTCTCAAGCTTAGTACCTGATGTACCAAAGAACTTCCTAAGTCGAACAGGGGTAACGTCTACACCTAAGTAGAAGTCGCCTCCGCAAGATTCACGGAAGGGTCCATTGGTGTAGCTCTTCTCCTTATTGACCTTAAGGCCAATAAGTTCAAGAGCTTCCATTATAAGCGGCGCTTGAACGGCGTCGCAAATAATGTCATCACCGTACACAAGAACCATGCTGGATGACATACCAGCATGATACTTGAGCGCAGCCTGTGCACACGCCCAAAAGACGAGTGCTTCAACTGGGAAGCAACAAGAACTACCCATAGGGGCAAACTTGTTTAGCTTCACTATTTTCCCGTTCGGCAGCTGAGTCGTTTCGGAGCGAGATGCTTCGAGCGCCTCAACCCAGTTAGATGGAAAAACACGTCTAACAAGGTCAAGACTAACGCGATCAGATGCGTCAGATAGGTCAAGTGTTGCGAGTCGGTTGGTAAGACTACCGATCCGAGCACTGTCCCTATTGACTGTCTGGTCAGTGAAATTGATCTGGCCACGGGTGATAGAGTGGTTCTCGATCGTCTCATAGAGCCTCCTCATGAGTCCTTGCTGAATAAACATTAATTCGGCAGGTTCGCATGAGATGATTCTTGGACCTCGAGAATCCTTTGGCACCAAAACAACACGTGCCATAGGATCAGCATGAGGTGCTTTCTCTAGGAGTTCCAACTCGTCAGCAAGATGAGTTGGGCTCATAAAGAAGTACGCATCATATGAAAAGCAGTCATCGAGCTTCTTAAAATAACGAAGCTTATGATACTTTTCATAGTTCGGAGTCCGGCAAGCGGTTGCACCGCTCCCGTGAGAAGGGACTATATCTTTAGGATCTGCATTACACAAGATCCTACCGATAAGCCCCTTCATGAGAGAGATCAGAGACGCCCTTGTGGGGCGAGCGTCGCAAGCCTCTACGGCTTCTTCGCTTTGCTCTGATCCTTCCCAGAACTGAGCAAGGTCTTGATCAATGGTAATAAATTGATCAAGAAACTTTTCAGTGACTTCCGACTCATGTTTAACCTCCAGTTTATAGAAGATGTACGATAGTTGTCGTACACAATCTACGGCTGTAGGATTACCCATTAACGCTTCTGAGATAGCTCCACCTAGGAAAACAGGAACCTCAATAACAAGGCAATTACGCCCTGTAGTGGGATCCCCATTCCTGGAGAGCACCTTAGGTCTCGTTGAGAAACCTTCTGGTGGTGTCCACACATGTGTAGCGTGGAACCTATCCAAGGCTTTCCCTATTCTAGGAAGGCCCTGCGTTAAGAAGGACAACCCTTCGTTGGTCGCGCGATCGGTGAAGGTTTCGATATCCCTATCATCGATCAGACCGCGATAGCGTAGGTTAGACGCTAGGTGTATCCATAACGGATACAGGCTTTTCAGATCACCACTAATCATGATGATTCTCCTAAGCCAACTAGCATGTCGCCTAGTAACACTCACACTTGCTCACCACCTCATAGTAGCTGACAAGCCGCTATGTTGACCCGACTCCGAGATTAAGTCTCGTTGTTCAGGACAGCCGTCACGTTAGCATTGCTGCCGCCCTCGATGAGAAAATCGATTAAACGATTAACCTCCTCGATGACGATGGCATTCGTGATGGCGGTGCTGGGGGGGCGCACGATTACCATATAAACGGAAACCGTCGCCGGGACATTCAGGCTGTCGACCTCAGTTCGATCGAGGCGCACCAAATGTCTCTGCTCTCCTCCTTTCCCTGTATCGTGAGATACAGTAAGTTTCTTCTCGATGGGCAAAGTAAGCCCAGCGACAGAGAACTCAGACCTCTCCAGATCGGCGGCACGCAACGCATAAGTTACAGTGTTGGTGTCGACATCTGTAGGTGAGTCTTTGGAAAGGGCAAGGGAAGTACCAAGTGACATACAGTCAGCTCCATCCCCAAACGAAGAATTCGCAGGGGTTTGTGATGTTGTCTTATGTTGCCATAAGATGATTATCCTTAGTATAAACAGAGGATATTTTAGTTGAATCGATGGATCTATTTCGAAACAACTAAGGCCAAGCTCACCAAATTGATGAGCTGATTTGGACTCGGCATTTTCCAATGATCAGCTGTAGCAGCTGATTGATCGGGAAATATTGGCAATCGGTGAAAAGTTTTACGCTTTGCACCATACATTGCCGAACGCAGTCGTGGCGTATAGGTGGAATCATTCAACCTATCCGCATACCACTGCACCGATATATCTTCCTTGTACTGAAGACAAGAGTCTACCAGCACAATTGGCAATTCCAAAGTATCATATTTGTGGCGCTGTAGCCAGCCTCCAACGTCAAAGAACCAATCCAAGACGAAGGAGAAAGGTAGAGCGTCCCATATGATACGCGGATTCAGCTCAAAACCTAGGGCATCTAAATAAGCCCTAAGTACCTTTTCGGCTTCGAAGAGTGCCTGAATAGGCATACCTCGAAACGTCAAGTAAGCTGAAACGGTGCCTTGGCGACTACCTGTCCAATGGACAGTAGAACCGCCGACATCGTATGTGCCACTGCTAGACGCATTGAGATGAGAGAGAATACCGGATTCCTGAAAGGGAAGTCCGACATTCTTCTGCCAATCAATGATGCGTTGCCTGACATTCGCGATCACATCAATAATCGATTCGAGGTCGCCTACAAGAGGCTTCCAACCGAACGACCAATTGAGTCTCGCTCCTGCCAAATTGCGCAACACACTTAGCTTCTGCTTCCACAACATGAACAAAGACGGTATGTCATCCAATTCCAAAAGAAAATTGGGTAACGCTATCTTTGTCAAGTCAGGTTTAAACTTCGCAAATGCGTCGTTTATGTAACCCTGGCCATCACTGCCCAAAACACTATACCCGGCTTTAACCAGGTAAGTATCGAAGGCAGAGAGGACTGTGGGATATTGGGCGGAGAAATTACTCCACGACTCGATCTCGTAAAAGCCTCCACTCGAGAGAGATCCCGAGAGGATGTATTTACCGACCGACGGGACATCAATAACTTGTTGTCTACATAAATTAGACTTAGACCGCTGTTTACGCGGCTTGGTCGTGTAGACAATATCGGCTGACTGGTGCCTCACGAGCGCCGTAAAATTCGACGTTCCTGTAAGCACATGGCTGCTGTTGTAGGTTCTATCCTGCACAGCAACCGTTTCATCAGCCGGATTCCTAGATTTGTGCCTGACAGGCACAACCTGGTGAATCATTATTGATATCCTCCAATAGAAGCTAGCGCTTTCGCTAGAAGATTCGTCTCTCGACGAGAAAGGGCAGACCCCGATGGGGG